GGTGCAATTAATGGAACAGGTGCAAGTTTTGACTTCTTTACTGACAAAGATGGGTCTATTGAATCTGTGATAACCAGTTCTGGAGGTGGTTCATATCAGGTTGGTGAGTCAATAACAATTTCTGGTTCTCTTCTTGGAGGATCTAGTCCAGAAAATGATGTCACTTTTGAAGTGACTGGGATATCATCCCCAACACAAATTTCTCCTGTGATACCTCAATTACCACCACCTATTCCATCTGGTATTGGTGGAGTAAATGCTGGTGCAGCTGGTGGTATCGATGTAAATACTCCCACGTTTACTGGATTTAACATTACTGTTGGTGGTGTACCTAACACTGATGGATTATATGTGCCTGATCCAAATGGAACTGAATTGGGTGTCGTAAATGTCGTGATTACTAATCCAGGCCAAGGGTATCTACCAAACACAACAGAAACAACTCTTGAAGTAGTGACTGATGATGATGGAAATCAAATGGTTAATGCTAATGGAAATCCACTCACAACATCAACTACAAAAGAAGTATTGCCAGATCCAAATGCGAACTATGATGGCGAACAATCATTCGTTACATCACTTGGAGATGCAGTCGTGACTAATGTTGGATTTGGATATGAAGAAGGTGATACTGTCACCGTTACTCCTAATCTTGGTGGAGCAGAGGTTGAGTTAGAAATACAAAATGGTAATATTATAGGAGCTAAGGTTACTAACGGTGGATTTGGATTTACAAGTCTTCCAGAATTAACTATAAATAGCGAAAGTGGAGTAGGTGGTAGATTACTACCTGTTCTAAACTTTACAAAAGTCCAAGATGCGTCTAAACTAGTGGATAGCGTGAGACAATCATCTGTCACCGTGATTAGTTGTATTACAAAGTAAAATGTCAAATCATAAACCTAAAGTATCTAACGACAAACAAAATTTAGAAAGAGATGTTCATTTGAGATATGTTACTCAAAGTGGGCAACAAAGTATTCATGGCGATACTTTGTATGAACTTCAAACACAAGAGGCTCAATCATTTGCATTTTATTCTGGAACTGGTCAGGGTGGAACTGGTAAAGGGCCTGGCACTGGTAAAGCGGTTTTATATACGCCAGGATGTTCATCTGAAGTTCTTGGTGAAGGATTAAAAGTTAGAGCTCCTGGCGATATTAGTCAACTTCCAGCAAAAATAACCTGTGCAAAAAAAGGTGATATTATTTCAGTATGTGAAAATGGTGATGTTACAATCAAAGCAAGAAATATAAACTTAGTTGCAGAAGGTGGTGGTCAAGATGGTGTTATTAACTTAAAAGGAACTAGATTGGTTAATGTTGAGGCGCCAGACATTCGACTTCAAGGAGAAAAAGTATTGATATCTGCCTGTAACAGTGCTAACATAATAAGTAAGGGTTTCTTTCAACTTAAATATGGATTTGCATTAGCTGCTTCTGATGCTGACATGACTTATGGTGTAATGTCAGAGGTTTTGAAGAAAGCAACTACATTCTCAAAACCAAAAGCAGGTGTCCAGCCAGATGGTTTTAGTGGTGGAGGTTAGATAAATGCACATAGTTAAAACACAGACAGACAAATTAATTGTAGGAACTAATGATACTTCCTATACTGCACCTGATACTTCACCAACAGGAACTGCTATTTTAAATGGCCCTGTTTATGTTGGAACACCAGCTGCATCGCCAGGTTATGAAGCTGTATTCAACGTTGGAACTCCGCCACCACCACAAAACCCACTTGATAATCAACCACCATTGAGTTCTAGTTTGGCTGTCAAGGTTGATGGTAGTATGTCAATAAATGGTGATGGTAGAGTTCCTAATGCATTACGCATCAGTGGTGGACAAACAAATAAATTGTATGTAGATGGTGACGCTTTCTTCTCTGGTGCGGTTGATTGTGGTAACAAAGGTAAACTCGCTGCTAGATTCGGTGCTGCGGATGGTCGTCCAAAACCATTTGACATTGAACATCCTACAAAGGGTAAGGGTCATCGTCTTCGTTATGCCTGTATTGAGGGCCCAGAGGTAGGTGTTTATTATCGTGGTAGATTAAAGGAATCAAATGTAATCCATCTACCTTATTATTGGAAAGATTTAGTTGATGAGAATAGTATCACTGTTCAGTTGCAACCAATTGGATCAAATCAAAATCTTGTGATTCAAGAGTTTAATAATGAATTTATTGTCATTGCAGAGGATTCAACTAATACTGATTTAATTACTGATCTATCAACTATTGATTGTTTCTATCATGTATATGGAGAAAGAAAAGACATTAATCCATTGATAGTTGAATATGAAGGTAAGACTTGGCAAGACTATCCAGATCCTAACTTTGATCCAAATAAAGTTGATGAGGATAAGAGAACATATACTGATCCTCGATTTGCAGGCCCACCTAACACTTATACCGCTTGAAAAAATTAATTTATGTTGAGGAGAATTTTATTTCTCCTGATGAGTGTCAAAGATTTATTGATTTATCTCTTGCAAACAAAGGAAAAGAGATGCCTTATGGTGATGAAACTAGGGGTGGTGACACTTATCTAACCACTGTTGAATGGAAAGATCATACTGCTGTTTATCTAGGTGGTGATGTTGATCCTACTATTCCTTCATTGGATGATGAGGTCATAACTAGAGTAAACAGTATTTGTAAAAGTTTTGACTCTACGGCAAATCTTGATTATGTAGGTGTTATAAGATGGCCTGTTGGCACTTTTATGAAACCACACTTTGATGACAACAACGTTCATAATCCTGATATATTTGCAGCGATGTTGTATCTAAATAATAATTTCTCTGGTGGATATACTTGTTTTGAAGATTTTGAGGTCAAACCAGAGCCAGGAAAACTTATAATATTCTCAAATTCACAATATCTTCATTACGTTAGTAAGGTTGAAGGTGATGAGAGGTTTGTTTTATCATTCTGGTATAATTCATTGAATAAATAAACTTAGACAGAATCTGTAATTAGAGAAGAATAGGATGCCTCTTTCAAGACTGGAGAATTTTCTAAAGAATATACAAGGTAATGTTATCTACGTTGACCCCAACGAATTGGATGCGACTGATAGTATTGAAAACCAAGGAAACTCCCAAACCCGACCATTTAAAACGATACAGAGAGCTCTGATTGAAGCTGCTAGGTTCTCTTATGTTGTAGGGCAAAGAAATGATAAGTTTGATTTAACAACCATAATCCTCGCTGCTGGTACTCACACCGTTGATAACAGGCCAGGATTTATACCCATTGATGTAAGTGGAGAGGCAAGATATACGACAAGATTTGGAGAGACTAATCAAATATTAAGTCCATTCGGATTAGGTAGTAACTTTGATTTAACATCACCTGACAACGAACTATTTAAATTAAATAGTGTTCGTGGTGGTGTAATCATACCAAGAGGCACATCAATTGTAGGTAAAGACCTTCGTAAGACAAAGATAAGACCAAAATATGTTCCAGATCCAGAGAACGGTAATATTGAACCAAGTGCGATATTCAGATTAACAGGTGCTTGTTATATTTCACAGTTTACTATATTTGATGGTGATCCATCAGGTAACGTATATAAAGACTACACTGCAAACTTATTCACACCAAGTTTCTCTCATCATAAACTAACTTGTTTTGAATACGCTGATGGTGCTAATACAGTTCGTATCAAAGATAGTTTCATTGATGTAACTTCGACATCAACTGATCTTGACATGTATTATCAGAAGGTTGGTGACGTATATGATGCTGGTACAGGTAGACCAATCGAACCAGACTTCCCATCAGGTAGTCTTGATTTCCAGACAAGAGTTGAAGAGTATCGTATCGTTGGTTCAAAAGGTCAACAGGTTGGTATTTCATCAATCAAGGCTGGTGACGGTGCAACCGCATCTACAACTGTAACCGTTGATTTGGATTCGACACTTACTGATCTTTCAATAGATACTCCTGTTCGCATTTCTGGTATCAGTACATCAGGATATAATGGTATTTTCGTTGTATCTGAAGTTGTATCAGGCACACAATTCAAATATGTTGTTGGTTCTGCACCTAATAATCCACTACCAACACTGACAAGTGCAAACGTAAACATCGAAGTTGATACAATTAACTCTGCTTCACCATACTTGTTCAACTTATCGAAGAGATCAGTCTTTGGTATGAATGGTATTCACTTAGATGGATCAAAGGTAACTGGATTCAAGAGTGGATTACTTGCACAGTTCACAGGTAATGCATTACAGAAAGATGATAAGGCGTTTGTAAGATATAACTCAACATCTGGACAGTATGAAGATTATACAAGTGTGGACAACTTACACTTAGATCCATCCGCAATCTATCGTCCAGAATATGAATCAACTCATGTTCGTGCATCAAACGATTCAATTGTTCAGGCAGTTTCTGTATTTGCAATCGGACATAAGAGTCAATATGTAGCAGATACAGGTGGTGAATTATCACTTGCAAACTGTAATGCAAACTTTGGTGAGAACGCACTTCTATCCGATGGATTTAAGAAAACAGCATTTACTCCAGATAATGCTGCATATATCACACACATCATTCCACCAAAAGAAATCACTGATGGAACTGCAAATGTAGATTATCTATCAATTGATGTGGATAAGACAATCGGAGTGGGTGCATCAACAAGGTTATACTTTGAAGGGTTTACAAATAAAGATGCACCGCCACCACACATTGTAGATGGATTTAGATTTGGTGCTGCATTAGAAGATAAGATAAGACTACAACTCAATGTTTATGGAAATGAGGGTGACTTTGTTTCTAAAATTGTGATGCCAACGGAGACTGGTATTACAGATAATACAGGTGAGAAGAGATATGTTGTGTCAAATGCTGTTGGTGTAAGTAGTATTAGTTCCAATATTATATCTTTAAAGAGTGATCATGAATTAATTACTGGTGAATCAATTCGTATTATTGCAAATGATGGTTTCTTACCTGATGGATTAGAAGAGGATCAAGTTTACTTTACAATCAAAGGTGGTAATGCAAATGATCTTAAAGTTGCAAGAACTTTAAATGATGCATTAGATGGTACAGCTCTTACTATTAATAACACTGGTGGTGAACTCACAGTTGTTAGTCGTGTATCTGATAAAAAATCTGGTGATATCGGACATCCAATCCAGTTTGATGATATTAACAAACACTGGTTTGTCAATGTTTCAGTTGAAGGAACTGATAATGAAATTTATCCTACATTCGTAAGTGTTGGAACAACAGCTCTTGGTGCAAACACAC